AAACAGCAGGCTTACAACGAAGAGATGCAGCGCAGGCACGAGCGTGCAATGGCTGTGATCAACAAGTATTTCCAGTAAGGAGGAAAACAACATGCAGAATCTTGATTCGATCAAGCAGAAGAAGGACGAGATCCGCAACGCGCTTGCGGACGCAATCCGTGCAAACGATGACACCGCGATCGGCAACGCTATGGACAACTGGATGCAGTTTGTCAGCGAAACCGTCATGGCAGAAGCTGAGGGCGTCGTCACCGCAACCGACAGAAGCATCCTCGCAGCTCGCGGAATCCGCCAGCTGACCGCTGAGGAAACGAAATTCTATCAGGACTTTATCGCAAGCGCTCGCCAGGCTGGTGAGCAGACTGTGATCACCAACATCACTTCCGCACTGCCGCAGACTGTCATCGACAGCGTGATGGACGACATCAAGGCAGCTTATCCGCTGCTTGACATGATCGACTTCACTAATACCGGAGCCGCCATTAAGTGGGTCCTGAATGCTCAGGGCGCACAGGCAGCAACATGGGACGAGCTGAACACTCCGATTTCCAAGGATCTCGAAGGCGCTCTGGCTGTCGTGGATCTGACGCAGTGCAAGCTGTCCGCTTACATGTTCACGACTCAGGACATGCTCGCTCTCGGCCCGCAGTGGGTTGACAGATATGTCCGTGCACTGCTCGCTGATGCTCTCGCAGCCGGTCTGGAGACCGCGATCGTTGACGGTAACGGCAAAAAGCAGCCGATCGGCATGACCAGAGCCTTCACAAGCTCTTTCGATCCGTCTACTGGCTACGCTCGCAAGGAAGCGACCAGCGTCGTGACTCTGGATCCGACAACCTACGGCGCACTGCTTGCAACACTGGCAACTGACGGCAACACCAGCAAACCGCGTCCGGTCTCCCGTGCAATCCTGATCGTCAACCCGGCGGACTACTTCACAAAGGTTATGCCGGCGACGACTGTCCTCACTCCGATGGGCACATATGTCGGCGGCGTTCTGCCTTTCCCGACTGACATCATCCAGTCTGTCGGCGTGCCGTCCGGCAAGGCTGTGCTCGGCATCGCAAAGAAGTACTTTATGGGCGTCGGCACCGGCAAGGGCGGCAAGCTGGAGTACAGCGACGATTATAAGTTTGCTGAGGATCTCCGCACCTATAAGATCAAGTTCTACGGCATGGGCCGCCCGTATGACATCAACGCTTTCCAGTATCTCGACATCAGCAACCTCGTCCCGGTCATCCCGTCGGTCAAGACAGTAAACCCTTAACGGGTGTTACCGTCGCAGCCGAAAACGGTAACACCGAACTGTTCGGCGTAAAGGTCTCGAAGATGCAGTCGTCGATCAGCGTTGCCAACGGTTCAATCACCGGCACGCTCAAATATCTGAGCGAGGATAACGCGATCACGCAGGTCTGGGGCGCTGGTAACTTCCTTTGCCTCAAATTTGCAGACGCTGACATCGAGAATCAGACTGTCAAAGTCGGCCTGAATCCGTCCGTCAGCTCCGGCCTTGTCGAGCTGGATGCTGACAAGAACGGCATTTTCAAGGTGACAGACAAGATGAATCAGAAGCTTGTCGTCCTCCAGATCAAGGACGGCGTTTCGCAGCTCACCTCTTACGATCTGAGCGGCCTGACATGTAACGCGGAGTGATGATAAATGGCAGTATTGATCGAGACGCTCAAGACTTACCTTGATATCACTTGGAACGATCCGCATACGAACGCAAAGCTCGAAGGCATCCTTGCACGGGCGCAGACCAAGATCTGCGCCTATGCCGGGGATGATACCGTCAGCTTTGCAGACGGCACCGCAGAACAGCAGCTGCTTCTCGATCTCTGCCGATACATCTACAACAACGCAAGCGAGGATTTTGAGCAGAATTACAGAGCGGATCTGCTGATGCTGCGAGCCAAGTATGCAACCCCTGAAGATCCTGAGCAGGAGGTGACGGACGATGAAACCAACGAGGACAGCGAAAGCGAAGACGTCGGCGGATCAGGCTGACGATCGCCTTGTATATGATCGTCCGTGCACCTTGCAGCTGTATGATTTACAGCAGCATATCTGGACGGATTCCGAACACTTGCATGCAAACATCAACAAAGCAATCAGCAGCGGCGGACAGGCATCTGCCGACAGCGCACACACTGTCCGCCTGCTCTTCCGCTTCCGGTACTTCGCTACGCTCGGCGGGATCCGCGAGAGCATGCAGCACTATCGCATCAAATACGGCGAGAAATACTATGAGCTTGCCGACTATGACGACTACAACGAGAGACACAGCATTATCAAGCTGACTGCAAGCCTCGTCCGAACCGGCACGGTATCACTGATCACAGAGACGATGACGACGGATGCGATCGGGCAGCAGATCCCGACAGAAACGACCGCAGATTTTCCGTGCAACGAGTATGAAATCACAGAAGGTGAACGCGTCGACTTTTACCAGATCGACCTGAGACCGGTCATCCGGCTGCGCATCTTCCGGGATGAGTACAACGGCGAAAGGCGTGCACAGTATCTCAATGAGCGGTACAGGATCGGCACGGTGCGCTATGTCGGCGACTGCGTGGATCTGTACCTCGATGAGAAGGTCGGTGATCTGAATGGCTGACGATTTAAGCAAGCAGATCACTGACGCAATGATGCAATACAGCGGCAGCGTCAAGACCGACATTGCAAACGGCCTGAAATCCGTCGGTGATACAGCACTGTCAAAAGTTAAGTCGTCGTCTCCGAGTCGCTCCGGAAAGTATAGGCGAGGCTGGAGAATTACGGTCGAGGAAAAAAACGGAGTGGTCGGCTTTACTGTACACCAGAAAAGCCCGACATACAGACTGACGCATCTGCTTGAAGATGGCCACAAGACACGAAACCGGCGCGGCTGGGTAAGCTCGCAACCGCATATCCGTGAAGTCGAACGCTGGGCAGAAGCCGAAGCCATGAAAGTGATCGAAAAGGCGGTGAAGGGATGACACTCGAAGAACTGAGCACGGCGCTTGCGACTCTCAAGATCCCGTATTCCTACGGTTATTTTGAAGGAAAGCAGGCTCCGGAGTATATCGTCTATCACGAATCGCAGCGAAACGTGATACACGCAGACGGTGTTGTCGTTTATGCCGAGCCATGGATCACGCTGCATCTGATATCTAAAAAACGCCATGTCGCATCTGAGCTGGCGCTTGCAAAGCTCCTCTCAGACAACGGCATCGCTTTTGATACTCCGGAATACGAATTTGATGAGGAGCAGGCGCTCCACATCGTAACATTTTTCTTTCAGATAGGAGGATAACGAAATGCCTGCAACTGAAAACAAAGCAAAGATCCGGCGCACGATCACAGATCTCGGATTTGCGAAGATCACGGCGATCTCTGACGACGGTGTGCCGACTTATGGCAATGTCGAGTGGTTTGCGCATCACGAGGCCGGCGGCAGAGAGTACAGCGCAGAGCCGGCGGGAAGCTCCGGCAGCGTCTGGGCGGACGGTCGTGAAGTATATGCCTGGGAAGATTCTCAGGGCTACAACGTAACGCTCACGACGGTCGGCGTCACTGATGACATCGAGGAAGACTGGTACGGATACACTGTATCTCAGAGCGGAAAGGTCGAGGAATACGCAGACGGCGCAGAATATCCGCAGTTTGCTCTGGTGATTATCGAAGACACCACTGACGGCGTCGGTGAGACAACGATCTTCCCTTATTGCCATATCTCGCAGAGATCCGGCAAGAGCGGCAAGACTTCCGAGGGTAACGGCTTGGATCCGCAGTTCCCGCAGCATAACATCAGCGCGAGACCGAGACTGGACTGCATGTGCGTCAAGATCACGATCCCCGGAAAGGAAAAGATCACCACGATCCCGGCACCGACAAAGGCCGCACCGCATGTCACACTGCTCCAGCATGCCGTCAATGTTAAGGTCGGCAAGACGGTGCAGCTCACTGTTGACGAGGTCTTCCCGGCTGACGAGACTGTATCCTGGTCGAGCAGCAACGCGAAAGCATCCGTCTCGACAAGCGGCGTCGTCACCGGCTCCGAAGCTGGCTCTGCTGTGATCACGGCGAGCATCACGACCGGCGGCAACACGTACACAGATACCTGTGATGTGACAGTAGAATCCGCAACGTGAGGCGGTGAGCAATCGTGGATAAAACTATCATCATTGACGGTCAGCCGGTCGTCTTCCGCAAGACTGCCGGCACCATGATGCGCTACAAGCGGCAGTTCGGCCGCGAGCTGTCTCCGGATCTGGCAAAGATCTATGATATAATTCCTCTCCTGACTCAGTACACCGGATCCGAAGCCGAACCGGCAGAAGGGCTGACAGATGAGCAGAGAGAGGAACAGAAAAAAATGCGGGACATTGCTGCTGCAAAGCTTGTCCTGAGTATCGAGACAGAGTACATGTACGATATTGCATTTATAATGGCGCAGCAAGCAGATCCGTCTATCGTTGATCAGATGGATTGGCTTGACCGATTTAATTCCATGAATATCATGGATGTGTTTATGCAGCTCCTGCCTCTCATACAGGCGGAGATGCGGGTCGCACCAAAAAACGCTTGACCGGCAGCGGGAGCGATGATCAATCAGACAACCCCTTGACGGCAGCGGAGTTTTGCGACTTGCTGATGTCAAGGGGTTTTCCGCTGTCGGAAATCGACACTTGGAACACCGGCGATCTGATAGACTGGGCGAAGGCACACGACAGAAACATCAGGATCGCACGCGGCGAAGAAGTAAGGGATCCGTATGAGCAGTATAAGCATCTCAAAGCGATGGAGCCGGAGATAGAGCGACTGCATGCGGAAGGAAAAATCAAGGAAGCGAAGTATCAATCGTACAGGAAAACACTGGAAAACTGCGAAATACAGCTAAGGGAGTGAGAATATGGCGAAGAAAATCAACGGCATCACAATTGCGATCAATGCCGACACTAACGGCGTGACAGCCGGGCTAAAGGATCTGACAACTGAATCCATCTCGCTCTCCAAGCAACTGAAAACGGTCGAGAGCCTGCTGGACATGGATCCGGGCAATGCTGAGCTTGCAGCGACGAAGCAGGAACTGCTTGCGCGATCGGTCGAGACAACCAAAAGACGTCTTGAAGCGCTGAAAGCTGCGCAGCAGGATGTGCAGGCGGCAGTCGCTCGCGGTGATATCGGTACAGAGGAATATGTCGCATTTCAGAAGGAGCTTGTTACCACAGAGAAACGGCTGAAAGATCTGGAAAAGCAGGAAGACGACACCGGAGAAGAGACTGAGCAGC